CCTCCTTGTCGAACTTCCGCTTTGCCTTCGCCTCGGCGATTGCGATGCGCTTCTCCGCAACCGCGTCCGCCTCCGCGAGCCGTCCCTCGAGGTCTGCGATCTTCTCCGCGTCCTTCTGCTTCTTCGATTTCTCGTAGGAGAGCATTGTTTCGAGGAGCCGCTTGTATTCGTCGCGCAGCTCCTGTATGTCGCTGATCTCGTTCTCGAGCTCCGTGCACTGTTCGCGGGAGAGCTTCTTCTCGATCTCCGCGACTTTCTTCGCCGCCTCCTCCGCCTCCGAGCGCGACGAGCCTTTCTCCTCGCGCCCCTGTGCGACCTTTTCCTCAAGCTTCTCCTTTTCGGTCTTGCCGCCGGTCAAAGCGTCCTTGTCGCCGCCCTTGATCGCGTTCAGCCTCTCGCGGGCCTCGGCGATCTTCTTCATCGTCTCCGAGATCTTCTCGCCGTTCTTCTCGATCTCCTCGGAGGACTTGTTCATCCTGAAGGTGATCGTATTCCACGTGTTCACCCAGAACCCGCAGAGGGATTTGTTCTCCTCATCGAGCTCGCGGATGTTCTTGCTCATCTCCGCGATCTCGGCCTCGATCTGGTGGATCGCCTGCGCCTTCATCGCCTCGTTGAAGCGATCCTGCGCGTCTGCGGCAAGGCTGATCGAGTTGGCAGTCCTGTCGATGGCGATTCCGAGGTTCCCGTACCGGCCCTGGAGCTGGTTCGTGAGCTTCTCGGCCTCCTCCATTTCGGCGTTCGAGAGCTTCTCCTTCTCCGCGAGCTGCTGGAGCCGCTCCATGCGGAGCTGGTCCGTGGCGCGGAGCTGGTCGCCCTTGTCGCGGAGCTTAGTCATCTCGTCGGAGAGCTGCGCCGTGTGCTTCGTGGCGGACGCCATGTACGCGCACAGGCCGACGAGCGCACCCACTATAGCGATCAGTATCCACGTTATGGGGATCGCGCAGAAAGCCGTGGCGGCTGCAGAGGCCATGAGGTAGCCCGCCGCCACGACCTTTGTGGTCGCGGCGAGGGCGAGGTTCGCAGTTGCCGCCACGCCCGCCGTCAGGGCGGCCTTCGCGTGGGATGCGGTAAGCACCCCGCTGACCGCCGCGAACGCCGTGTGGGCCGCCGTGGCGGCCTTTGTGGCGATTCCGGCGAGGGTTTCTGCCGCCGCGTGGGCCTTTGCGCTCACCGTGGCGGCGATAGTGGCCATGTTCAGCCCCTTGAGGGCCGCAGCCATCGCGGAGAACTTCGCCGCTATCGCGGATTTTGCGACAGCGGCCGTCTCTGCGTTCGACATGAGCACGAGGCCTGCCGCGATCTGCTTCGCACGGCTGTCAATCGGCAGGTTCAGGGCGGCAAGAAGCTTGGATGTCCCCACCATCGCCGGGATGGCGGCGTTCCTGTAGTTCGAGAACGCCTGCGCGATGAGGGAAAACGAGTTCGAGACGAGTATTCCCTTCGAGCACAGCGCTGCGAACGCCCCCGAGATCCCGGAGATGGCCGTAGATACGACACCGACGCCCGCCGAAAGCACACGGCTCGCAGTTCCTACGACGAACATCGCCGCGCCGAACGCGCCGATGCTGGCGACCGTGGCGGCGATGGACGTGACCAGACCACGGTTCGCCTCCACCCACTTCGTGAACGTGTTTATCGCGGCGGTTATCCGGGCGACCATCGGCTGGAGCGTCGAGGACAGAGCCTCGCCGACGGCGTTCATCGTCCCCTCGACCGCGCTCCGGAAAAGGCGGAACGAGCCGCCGATGCCCCGGTCCATAGCCCGAGCCGTCTCGTCAGCCTGGCCTGACACGTCGCGGAGCCTGGCGAGGAACTTGTCCAGCTCCTCGATGTTCCCCGCGAGCGAGAGGCCGGACATCATGCCGCGCACGTCGAACACGTCCTTCATGAACGAGAGCCGCTCGGCGGTCGGCATCTTCGCAGTCGCCTCGGCGACGTCACGCATGATGACCGCCATCTTCTTGAGGTTGCCGTTCGCGTCCACCGCCTCGACGCCCACGTCCCGGAGGACGTTCTGCACCTTCACGTCGGCGAACTGCACGTACGCCTTGCGGAGCGCGGTGCCCGCAAGCGAACCCTTGATGCCCATGTTCGCCATGATCCCGAGCGAGGCGCAGAGCTCGGAGATGTTCTCTCCGGCGGCTGCGGCCTGCGGCCCCGCCATCTTGAGGCCCTCGAAGAGGTCGGTGAGCGTCTGCGCCGAGCCGTTGGCGGTCGCCGTGAGGATGTCCGCGACGTGCGACATCTTCCCCGCCTCCATCCCGAAGATGCGCAGCGAGTTCGCGGCGATGTCGGCCGACTCCGAAAGGTCGGTCCCGGTGGCGCGGGAGAGATTGAGGACGTGTTCGATTGCGGCCGTGATTTCGGAGGGGTCGAAGCCCATCCGTCCAAGGCCGGTCATCGCGTCCGCCACCTCCTGCGCGGTGAACGACGTCTCGCGCCCGAGCCTCTGCGCCGTCTTGACGAGCGCGTCGAACTCCTCGCCCGTCGAGGATGTGACCGCCTGGACGAGGCGCATCCTGTCGTCGAAGCCAGCAAACGACTTCTCGGCAAGTGCGAACGGAAGCGACAGCGCTCCACCGAGCGCCATCATGTCGCGCCCGAGGCCCTGGCAGGCCCTGCCAAAGTCCTTGAGACGAGACTGCGCGGCGTCGAGGCTCTTCTTGAGCTTCGACGTCTCCGCCGTGACTTCCACGTAGGCGCGTCCGGCGCGTATGTTCGCTGTCGCAGACATTCCGCTACTTCCTATCCCTGACGAACGCGGCCTTCAGGGCCGCGAGCATTTCCTTTCCCTTGAGGACGGGCTTCGGCGGCCTCTGCGCGAACGGATTGAAGTCCGCCGGGCTGGCCGCCTTGCCTTTCTTCGGATCGCGCACGAGGTTCGCCGCGAGCGCCATCAGCGACGCCGTCTGGCTCCACTCGAACTTGCCCCGGCCCTCCACCATCCACACGAGCTCGCGCAGGGTGAACGGTCCGGGGTCTATACCGAGGATTCCGGCGAACTCGCAGACGAGCGCATCGACTCCTCGACGCGCCGCGTCAGCTCCGGGTCCTCGAGCGCCTTTGCGAGCACGTCCTTCGTCTCCGCCGTGTACTTCCTTGCGAGGTCGACCGCCTTCTTCAGGAACAGCCTCCTCGCTCCGGGGAAAAAATCGACAAGCTCGTCGAGGAATGCCGCAGTGGCCGTCTCGATTGAGTCGCCCGCAAGCGACCTGCCGAACTGCTCGTCGGTCACTCCCGCCGCCTTCGCCTCCTCCTCGACGCACACCCAGAGGATGTCGACGAGGAGACACGGGTCGTTGGCGATGCGGTCGACGAGGTCGACCTTCACCTTGCCGCCCGCGTCGAGGGCGATGACGTTCACGAGATCGACACCGAGGCGGGCGCGGATGCGCTTCATCTGGTGGACGTTGAGCTCGACGGTCCACGTCCGCCCGCTGTTGTCCTTGAATGTTCTCATGTCCCCGCGCCTCCGTTAGTGTCCGCCGCCGACCCAGGCAGGCGCTCGGGATACGAGGGTGGGCTTGCAGGTGACCGACACCTTGAGCGCCTCCTCCAGAGGTTCCGAACGCGAGAACGAGGTAACGACGAAGTCGGCGTCGAGACCGTTCCCGTCTCCGTCCGAGACGAAGAGCGACAAGGCCGAGTTGCCGAAGTAGGCCTGCTGGATCGCGGTGAACCCGCTGTCCGCCGTGTCCCAGATCATCTCGAACTCGACGGACGCCTCCTTCAGCGTCGCGGCTGTGATGCGCCAGCCCTCGGCGGCGCGGGTCGTGATGTCCGCCTCGCCCGTCTCCAGGTTCAGCGTGACGTCCGTGACGTTCGACATCTCGGTGGTGGCCCTCGATCCGGCCGCCCCGTGGAAGATCTTAGCGTCAAGGCCAAGCTTGTATGCCATAGTCTTTCGTGTCCTTTCATTTGACCGCGTCCTGCCACATCCGGGCGAGACGCGGGGTTGATTCCTTGAGTGAAGGCCCCATTAGGGGCCGCTTCGGGTAGCGTTCGCGCTTGTACGCGCCGCCGAATTCGTGCGCCGCCATCGAAGTGCCGACGAATCGCTCCGACGGCCCGATGAGGACGCTCGCCTGGCGTCTCTCGACGCCGAAGAGTATGCCGCGCTTGAGGGCTCCCGTGCGGCTGTGCGGCGGCGTTCCGGCGGGGGATGGCCTGTCACCCGGCTTAACCTTGCGCCGCGCAACGGTGCGCACGTACGCGCCCATCCTGCGGAGGATGTCCACGGACGCCTTGGCGATCCGGGCCGTCAGCCCGTCCGCGTCGAACTCGACATCACTCTTCATTGCGGTGCACCGAGAGGAATGTGAGTTCGACAACGCCGGTGAACTGCCTGCGCTCGCGCAGGTGTTCAGGGGAATAGAGCGGCGTGTATTCCGCCTTCATGCAGCGGATGCCCGCAACCCACCTGTGCAGGAAGCGCCGTCCAAGGGAAGCCACTTCCCGGACCAGTCCGGGAACGTCGTCCTCGGTGCATTTCCTGAGAAGGCCGACCTGCACCTTGAGGCGGTCCTCGAGGTAGTCGCGGGCGTTGGGCTTCGTCTCGATCCCCGACGGAACCACGACGATGCGCTTCTCCTTGATGCCCTTGAGGTCGAACTCCGGGGCGAACATGACCTCCGCCCCGTCGCCGATCTCGGCGGCGACTCCCTCCGCAAGCTCGATGATGTCAGCCATGTGCGTATCTCACAAGCTCGAAGATGAGTGTCCCGACCGCCGACAGCAGCGAGATGATCGCCGCGCCCATCGCGGCATGCAGGGTCTTCTGGAGGCCTGTCGCCGTGGCGCAGGGCGGCGTGTGGTGGGCCTTGTCGGCGAAGTGCATCTTCACCATGCCTTTCAGCTCGGCTATGTCCATCCGCGCCCTCGTCAGCCCCTCCCACAGCTCCGGGAAGCCAGGTGGCATCCCGGCGTTGTGCGCCTTTTCCGTTTCCGCGCTCATGCTTCGTCTCCCGTGTACTTCGTGTGCACCCTTATCGCCTTGCGGTACGGGTCGCTCCATCTCCAGACCGGCTCGTTGTACGGTGCGAGGACTTCGTAGACCCCGCCGTCGAACACGATCTCGTCGCCCGCATGTGGTTCGAGGTCGAGTTGTCCTGCTGGGATGATGAAGTCCCGCGTCTCCGTACGCACCCACGCGCCGTATTCGTTCATGGAGCGGAACACAGTCCGCCCCAAGACGGCCTTGACGCTCCTCGCCTCCGCGCCGCGACGGTAGGTCGCGTCGGAGACGAGGAAGTCAAGCTGCGCGGAACGCAGCGCGTCGA